ACCCGCGAGTAGAATGGTTGGGTTTTTTATTTATTTTTTATCATGGCAACTGGAAAAAACAAAGTAATTGTTTACGCGGATTGGATTAGCTTATTTGATAAATTGACAAATGAAGAAGCTGGAAAGCTAATAAAACACTTTTTCAATTACGTCAATGACATGAATCCAGTTTGTGAAGACAGATTGATTGAATTATTATTTGAACCAATCAAAGCAACTTTAAAACGTGACCTTCAAAAATGGGAAGAAAAAACTGACGTGAATCGTGAAAATGGAAGGAAAGGCGGTCGACCAAAAAAAACCGAACAAAACCCAAATAAACCGAACGGTTTTTTTGAAACCCAAAATAACCCAAAAAAAGGCGTTAGTGATAGTGTAAGTGATAGTGTAAGTGATAGTGTAAGTGATAGTGTTAATGTAAATGATAGTATTTCTTTTAAAAAAGAAACAAAATTTATATTTAAAGCTGAACTTTTGAAATTAAATTCCGACGAACAACTGGTCGACGAATGGCTTTCGATCCGGAAATTCAAGAAGGCAAGAAACACCGAAACTTCATTCAAGGCATTTGTAAGGGAATTAATGAAATCAAAATTACCAGTGAATGAAGTTTTAAGAATTTGCGTCGAAAGAAGCTGGTCAGGATTTGACGCGACCTGGATCAACAACATAAAAAACAACAACAATGCAAACACACAACAACCAATTAGCAACGAAGAACGAAGAAGAAGCTATCTTGAAAGAGTTCTTCACGGAAATAATGAACCAATTGACAGCCAAAGGTCACACAATGGCGAGGATAACAGCGCCTTTGATGTTGTCGAAATCGTCGAAAGTTGAAGAATCGCGTGAAGAATGCATTCGAATATTGATTTCCAGTTGTGAAATATTGTTCGGTCTTCGCGCTGAAAATCTTTCACCTGAACTTTGGAACATTTCATTTGCGTCGATTTGCGAACGTTTCGTCGGCATAACGATAACAGACATTCAAAACGCTTTCAGATACGCTGTAATCGAAAAAAAAGCCTATCAAACGCTAACGCGCGACGAATTGCTTGAACCGATTTCACAATATTGGAAGAATAAAGTGATTTTGCTGAATGAAATCGACGTAATTCGACGCAAAAATGAAGAAGAATTGAACTCGATCCGATTGGAACAAAAATTTCGCGAAGAATCAAAGAAAATTTATTTGGAATCATTGACCGTTGGAAGCTGGAAAGGCGACGAATTTCAGGCTGACGCAATTGCTCGGAACTTTGCCGAATGTTTTTCGCAAGAAGACAAAAATGAATTCATGAGTTTGGCGAAAATGGAATTCGCACGACGAAAAAAAGCCGCTGAAGGAAATCAATTTGAACTTGTTCCGAGTTGGCAAAAGATTTTTTCGCGCATTTACGTTGAAAATTGCATTCAGAAACGAATCAAATTTGTAAATACATGACCACAATAAACAGCATTTCAGGCGGAAAAACTTCAGCATTTATTGCCGCAAATTATCCAGCCGATTACAATTTATTTTCACTCGTAAGAACTGACGACAAAAATTGTTTGTTTCCTGACATGAAAATTCGTCAAATTGTAAGTGACAAAATCGGTCGTGAATTCATTGGAACACTTGAAGAAGATACAATTATTTATACAATGTTAGACCTTGAACAATTTATCGGATCAAAAATAACTTGGTTAAGCGACAAAACTTTTGAAGAAGTAATTAATGAACATTCAAAATATTTACCGAATGTAATGACAAGATATTGCACGGTTGATATGAAAATAAAACCGATTGCCCAGTGGTGTTATGAAAATACAGATTTACCAGTTGAAATGCGAATCGGTTTTCGTGCGAATGAAATGAACCGCGCAAAAAATATGCTTGAAAGACAAATAAACGGTGTTGAAAATTTCAAATTTCAGGTATCTGAAAAAAATGGAAGAAAGAAATGGAAGGAATTACCGTACAGAATTGTCAATTTTCCTTTAATTACTGACGCTATTTTTAAAGATAAAATTGAAAATTTTTGGATTGATAAACCAGTTCGATTTGCATACAGAAATAATTGTGTCGGGTGCTTCCATAGAAACGAAATTATGTTGAAGCACATGAGCGAAAAAGCTGAAAAGCAATTTAATTGGTTTATTGAACAAGAACAAAAAAACGGCTCAACGTTTAAGAAGGGAATTACTTACGAAAAAATTAAAAAACATAAACTTCAATTGGATCTTTTCGATTCAGATTTTCAAGATTGTGATTCAGGATTTTGCGGTTTATGAAAAAAAAGTAAAGAAATTATTTGTAATTAATTAAAAAGAATTATCTTCGCTGAAACAATTAACACAAAACAAAATGAATTCAATGACACTTCAAGAACTTAAAGTTTGGCTTTCAACAAACAAAAATCTGTTGAAAGGTTTGAACATTCGCGTGACGACGGCAAGAACGTCAACGCCATTCAACACGTTAAAAGCTTTCGGTGAATATATTCTTCGCCTTGAAAAAGAAAATTACACCAGCGCGAGAATAGGCGGTTTTCATTACGCGAAAAATCCTTTTCAGCAGTCATTCAATAACGACCATATTGAAAAACTTTCAGCTGGAAACATTTCAGGAATTGAAATTTCTGTTGGCGGCGGTTTGACAAAATCACAAGCGTCAAATCTTGCACGTCACAAGACACAAAAACTTCGAAATTTAACAATCAAATCAATCTTTGAAAAAGACGCGGTGAAATCTAAGATGAACGAACTTCTTGGAAGCCGCGCGAGTGGATTCGTGACTTCAGTTCTTCAAGTTACGTCGAACAATGCGCTTTTATCCAAAGCTGAACCGATGTCGGTATACAATGCCGCAATGACAGCCGCCGCGCTTGACCTTCCAATCAATCAAAATCTTGGTTTTGCTTGGATCGTTCCGTACAAAGGTCAAGCCCAGTTTCAAATGGGTTGGAAAGGATACGTTCAACTTGCTCAAAGAACTGGTCAATACAGCCGAATAAATGTCGTGAAAGTTTACGAAAACCAGTTCAAAGGGTTCAGCGCATTACATGAAGAACTTGACGCTGACTTTAATCTTGCTCCTGAAGGTCAGGTTGTAGGTTATGCGGCTTACTTTAAATTGATAAACGGATTCGAAAAAACGACGTACTGGTCAAAAGACCAAGCCGCCGAACATGGAAAACGTTTTTCGCAAACGTTTAACAACGGTCCATGGAAGTCAGACTTTGACGCTATGGCAATGAAATCTTTATTGAAACACACGCTTTCGAAATGGGGTATTTTATCAATTGAAATTCAGAAAGCAAACATTGCTGACCAAGCTGTGATTAATGACTTTGAAACGAATGACGTTGACTACGTTGACGCTGGTGAAGCTTTGCCAACAATGTCAATTTCTGACCTTGAAAAAGCACAATCTGAAATAAAAGCTGGAAATACAACCGTCGAAAATATTTCAATGATTTTTGACCTGACTGACGAACAACTTAATGAACTTGAAAATGAAAACTAAAAAATTTCGCTGTTCTTCATTCGGTCGTTTAATGACTGGCGCGGTGCTTCCAACCGCGTCACGTCTGACCGAAGCGCAACAAAAAGAACTTTCAACACTATTGGAAAAAATAAAGCTGACGGATATCCAAGCCAAAAAACGCGACGAATTGATTTCAAAACGTGACACGCCAGTTCAACCGAAACTTTCTGAAGGTGCGAAAACGTATATTGAAGAAGAATTTTTAAAAGACCGTTTTGATTACGGTTTCAGATTCACAAATCGATTCGTTGAAAAAGGAAAGGAAGTTGAAGAACGTTCGATTCGTCAAGTAGGCGCGTTTCTCGGTTATCCGTTTGCAACAAAAGCGCCTGAAAAATATCTTGAAAACGATTTCATTTGTTCTTCGGGTTACGATTGGAAAGTAAAGAAATTTGTTTTCGACCAAAAAAATGTTTGGTCACCTTCAGGATTGAAGCTTTTTGAAAATGACAAAGACATTGCGGTTTATGAGTGGCAAATTCGCGGTTACGCAATGCTAATAAATGAACTTGAAAACGAATCAATTGAAGCTGGTGCGGTCATTCGAACCTTAATGAATCCTTCAGCTGAACTAATTTTTAAACAAGCACGTCTTCTTTGGGTTGAAGCTGGGAATAATTACAATGACGAAATACCTGAATCGTTTCTTCTTGAAGTTGAAAAGGAATTCGATTTCGAAGGTAAGTTTCCAAACATTGCCGACAGAATGAAAATTCACCGAGTTGAATGCACACAAGAACACTTTGATTTGATTAAGGTATACGTCAAACTCGCGCAAGATTATTACAATTCGCTTGAATCAATCTGTTCGAATGTCAACGATAATGCAATAAATTTTTTCAGAAATGCGAATTAACGAACAAACCAAACTTGAAAAAGACTTCATTGAACGCGTCAACAAATTTTCGGCGCGTTCAGGAATGTCACCAGCTTCTTTAATGAGAGAAATCGGAAATATGAATTCGAAAAAATTCAAAGATTTTCTTGAAGGAACTGGATCGATAAATTCCCGAACAATGGGTTTAATCACTGAAATAATTGACAACCATGAAAAAAAGAAGTCACCGAAAAGAAAATGATTTTCTTCATTTGAGTTACCGACGTTTTCGAAGGTCAACAGACTGGGTTCGGAAATGGATATTTTCAGCCGACGTTCATTTTCCGCATTATCAATTTGAACGATTAAACCCTGAAGAATGAAATTAGCATTCAAAATAATTATTCACGCCCTCGCAATTTTTGGCGTGTTGCATTTAATATTTAACTTTTAAAACAGAATAGAATGAAAACAGCAGTAGAATGGTTGAGAAACCAAATTGAAGAAGATAGTGACACTACTTTCCATAACCTTAATTGGGATAGGTTTGATGAGTTAATTGAACAAGCCAAAGAAATGGAAAAAGAGCAGATAATAGAGTCCTACTCAAGCGGATATACAGACTCTTCAAATGAATATAGATTTAACAGAGAGTATTATAGTACAAAATATACTTTAAAATCAGAGTAAGATGAAAAAAATTGTATTTGAACTTTTATTCTTCACTTTTTGGTGTTTTGTCTTCATTATTTTGATGTTTAAATTGATCCGAAGCTGTGAAAAAGAACACAGAAAACTTGAACTTGAATCAAATCGAAAAACTCAAAAAACTCAAATTGAACACAAAAAGTTTAAATTTGAAGAACCGAATGACTGGTTTGAAGACAAATCAATCAGTCAACGAAAACTTGAAACAATTGACAGAATTTTTGAATTTAAACCCATTGATTAAATTGTTAATCGGTACGGCAATCGTTTTCTTCGCGTTAATGATTGCCGTCATTTTATTTTTTTTACCCCCAAACGACGACAGAAAATGATTATCAAAGAAATATTTGCAACGTTCGCGCTTTTGATTCTTTACGCATTGTATCGAATCAGTCACTTTTTTATTCTCACCAGACGAATTGACACCTTCACAGACTGGATCAACACAGACCGACGCGACGACTTCGGTGTCATGTTGTTCTTTGTCATTTCCTTTTTCCTAATTTTGTTCTTCGGGTTCTTTATCACGCTTTTAATTTACGTCGGAATATTCGCTTTAAATTTGCTTTTCGTGTTCATTAAGAGCGTCACAAAGATTTGAATATTCAATTTTTTTCAATCATGGACAAACGACAAAACAACGGCGGTGCGCGTGAAAACGCTGGAAGGAAAAAAAGAAGCGAAGAACAAGCACTTGTTGAACGATTAACGCCATTTGACGACACAGCTTTCGTTGCATTAAAAGACAATCTTGAAGCTGGTGAAAAGTGGGCGGTTGAATTGTTCTTCAAATACCGTTTTGGAATGCCGCGTCAAATGCTTGACGTAACCAGCAACGGCAACGATATCACAGCGCCTTTAATTTCATTCAAGAAATTCAATCCAAATGCCGAATGAAATCGAAATCAGTCACAAGTTTGAACCTTTATTTGACCTTCTTGACGATAATTCTTTTAACGAAGTCGATACGATTGTATTAACTGGCGGTCGTGCTTCAAGTAAGTCTTTCAACGTTGCGCTGTTAACTTTAATCGGTGTCGTTGAAAAAGGTTGGAAAGTATTGTATAGTCGCTTCACAAATACGTCAATCGGTGATTCAATCAAATCTGAAGTCAGTGATAAAATTGAATTGCTCGGTTACGAAAACAAAATTGTCGATAATCAATACAGAATCGATTCACGCGTTTCAGACGGTTCAATTTCATTCAAGGGAATCAAAACCGGATCAAAAGGTCAAACAGCAAATTTGAAATCATTGTCGGGTTTCAATTGTTTTGTCGTTGACGAAGCTGAAGAAATACCCAGTTATGAA